CCAACCTGGACTACCTGTTCCTGTTATAGTATCAGTGCCATTTACTCCAATTTGGAGTATGGATACAACATATCAGAGCGGAGTAAATGGTACTCAATATTATCAATTTACTGGAGAAGAAGGATTTAATATTATTAGAATAGACGGTACAGCAAGCACAGTAACTTTTAATTATACAGTTCCAGAGTATTATTGTACTCTTTGCTTTGGCTTTGTTGATCAAAACACAATTTAAATAGATTATCTGGACTATTCTGGATCTGTAACTATTATATTAGATATTCAATAGTTATTCTCATGGACATATTATGAAATTTTCTCTTATAACTCCCACACATAAAAATACTTCATATATACAAGAATTATATCAATCTATTACTAAACAAACCTATCAAAATTGGGAATGGATTATATATATCAATGGATCTGCAACGCATGATCATTTTAATTTTTTAACACCAGATAATAGAGTTAAAATATATTGTGACTATTCTAATAATACTAATGTAGGATACCATAAAAATAAAGCATTTAATTTAGGTTCTGGAGATATTTTGGTAGAAGTTGATCATGATGATATACTATTACCTCAATGCTTAGAAAAACTAAAACAAGCATACGAGAATCATCCTGATGTTGGATTTGTTTATTCTGATAATGCTAAACTTAACGAGAACTTTAAACCATATAACACAGCATACGGATGGAAACACCAAAAAATATCCTATAATGGAAAAAGCTTATGGGTTCCTCAATCATTTGAACCAAGTAGTCATTCAGTATCATTAATATGGTTCGCGCCAGATCATGTTAGATCATGGAGAAAAGAAATTTACCATAAAGTTGGCGGCCATAATGATAACTTATCTATATTAGATGATCAAGAATTAATAATTAGAACATATTTAATTACTAAATTTTATCATATACCAGAACCATTATACATTTACAGGATACATGGAGAAAATACATGGTTAGAAAGAAATAAAGAAATACAAACAGGAACAGTACAACTTAGAAATAAATGGATTCAAAGCCTTGCAGAAAGAGATGCTGAACTAAAGAATCTAAAAATGATAGATATAGGCGGAGGCATAGATGGTAGAAAAGGATACATATCAATTGATCAAGAAGGATCAGATATTATTTGTGATTTAAATGATGGAATACCAATGCCAGATAATTCCTGTTATGTTGTTAATGCTAGTCATGTGATAGAACATTTACGAGATCCATTTAAAACTATGAAAGAAATACATAGAGTTTTAGTTCATGGAGGATGGGTCTTTATACAAGTTCCATCAACAGATGGTAGAGGAGCATTTCAAGATCCTACACACGTTTCTTTTTGGAATCAAAATAGTTTTTGGTATTATACTAAACAACAACAGGCCCGATATATAAGAAATGATACTGTGAAGTTCCAAATTTCCAGACTAGAAACAGATTATCCTTCAAGCTGGTGGAGAATAAATAATATTCCTGTTGTGTTCGCAGATTTAATATCTATCAAAGATCAAAATCCTAGATTTCCAGGACTGCTAGAAATATAATCAATTTTTGGTGTATAATATATAATACATTAATATACATATATTGATTACATTTATGCCAATAATATTAAATAATAATATATCTAAAATATATCTAGGAAATATTCTAATATATGATCAGAGTATTTTTCCAAGTGGATTTACTCCAGAATATTATTCTTCTGATATTTTAGATGTATATGTTGGATCTATTAATTATGAACAATTTATTTCGTATGAAGCTACCATTAATTAGGAGTAAAACATGTCATTAATGCCGGTTGAATGGAGATATGTTGGAGTAGCATCTATTAGTAGTAATGGTACTGTAGACACTATAATGAATGCTATATACACACTAGCAACATCTTCCACATACCAAGACGGATCATCGCGTTCTAATGGCACAGGTTCAGCAGGAACATGGGACAGATATCAAAATGCTGGAACAACAGAAGCATTACATGTTACACCTAATGCAGGATCAGCAAAAATATTAATTGCTGGAAGTAGCACCACACCATCTCCTTCTCCTACGATGGCTAGTCCTGATACTTATACTACTAATACATTAATGATGAATATTACTAAAAATGCTGGTGCTTTTTCTAGTTGGAATAATTCTAATCCTTTTACTAGTGGCTCAACTTTTGGATATTGGAAAATTTTAGGATCCAGAGCAGCAGCAAATTCTGGATTAACTACTTTTACTGGAAATATACATTTATATGAAAGTAAAGAGTCAGTAGCGGTCTTCTTTATATCTACAGGAGTTAGTACTGCAGCATCATATAGTAATGGAGGTATTGCTGGAGCTTTATGGGATCCAGAAAGTTCTCACTCTTCTGATGCTGAAACTGATGGTAATCTTTATGGAATGATTACTAGCGGTCATTCTACAGCTTATGGCGTTCCTTGGAATACTTATGGTATATGGGGTATAGATCATTTTAATGGTACCGCTGTTGGTAGTGCATTTTATAATAATGCCGCTAGAGGATTTATTCATGGTCATGCATCAAGCAGTTCTAATGCTCATTGTGGATTATTTGCTCCTGGAACAAGTACTATAAAATATTCAAATTTAGTTATGACACCCAATCAAAGCAATGGTTCTTCTTCACTCAGAACTCCATCTGGAAGATATGTTAAAATACCGATGGTATATAAATACCAAGATTCAAATGAAATGGTGGGTAAGTTAAGAGGAATAAGTTTTGTAAACAGAGGTCTTATTGGACAAAGACATGTGAATAATGGTTCTGTAATTGGTTATACTGTTGGATGCTCTGATTGGGCAGCAAATCCCGGAGATTGTATGCTATTAGAATATTAATATATTTTAGGGGAAATATAATATGATCAAACCAGGTTATAAAACTAGTGAATTTTGGTTTACATTAGTCAGTTTCATATTTAGTGGACTATATTTAATAGGGTTATTTGGCGAAGATTCTCAACAAAAAGAAGATTTGATACGAGATGTTAGTCATGGTGTAGAAAGTATTATACTAATAGGTGGTCAATTAGCCATATTAGTTAAATATTTAAATGGTAGGAAAGAGATCAAAAAGACATTCTATTCTTCTACTAGTCCAACAACAACAGAAAATACTCAATCAAATGAACCAGTTCCAGTACCAAGCAGAAAATCTAAAAGTAGATCTAGAAAACCTAATTCAAGAAAATCAAAAAATCCTAGGCGAAGTTAAATCTGTTGCTATTGCACAAGCATGGAAAATTTTGCAACTAGCAGTAGCTAAAATAGTACAAAGTATAGAAAATAAAAGCAAAAGTTTAGCAGGAAAAGATAAAAAAGAAATAGCAATGTCACTATTATCACAATTTTATGATGCTGTCTTTATAGCGATAAAGGAAAAATATATGAACGTTACACAAAGTTTTGAAGAATTTTCTAAAGGACTCGGTGCCATGGATTTGGCTCTTTATGCTGGTGTTGGATTAATTCTATGGGTCTTGTTCAAAGATCAATTAAGTCCGGTTCAGTCCGCTTTGCTAAAACTCTTTAATAAAGATCAATTCTCTCTCCCAGTGGATGTTAAAACTCCAGTTGTTGTATCCAAACCCAAATCGTCTGAGGATGTATTTTTTCAATTAGTAGCAAGCTGGAAACAAACCAGAGACTTGGCTGTTAAAAGTGGATGCTCAGAAGCTGTTAAAGTAGCAGATGAAATGTTTCCACACTTGTCCCCAAATGCTTGTTCACCAGATAAAGGAAATGTTCTATGAAAGACAAAAATAGTATTTTATTAATTATTGCTGGAATTTTAGTTGTTATAGGATTATTAAAACCAAATTTATCTAATCTTATCCCATCAAAAAATAATACTAATCGAGTAGTATTAAATCTTGAAGCTCCCACAGATGATACTATCAAAAAAGAATGTGACGATGTTATAGCTGTTGTAAAAAATGGAAATAAAACTGATGCTATAAGATTAAGAGATCTTTATGCAGATATTGCTGATTTGATAGCTTTGGATCAAGAAAATGAAGTTATTAGAAATACAGAAGAGATTAAACAGGCTAATAGTTTATCTGGTCTTATGCTTAAGTTGGATATAAAAGATAAATACCAAAATCTTGCTAAGGAGAGCAAAGATGTTATTGTCTCAGTCATAGGTGATGATTCTGTACCATTAAGTGCTGAACTACGAGCAGAAGCAGTAAAAGCTTTTAGGTATTTAGCATGGGCATACGATCAAGGAGCTAAATAATGGCTAGATTTACGCCAGAAGAATTATATACTAATTATAGAAAAGGTTTTAGTGGTTGTTTATGGGAACAGCATGTTTTTGATCATTTAATGGAAAATAGTAAATATCCGTTATTTGGAGATGCTAGCAAAAGGATTAGTAATAGTGGTAAAGGAAAATTAAGTACGCCATATAAAAGCGTATTAAAGTTTGATAAAAAAGCTTACGAAGAGAGACAAACTACTGGAGATTGTGTAAGTCATGGCACAAGAAATGCTTGTGATGTTAGTAGAGCTGTTGAGATAGATATAAATAGAGAAAAAGAATCTTGGGTAGCAAGAGGAGCAACAGAGGCTATTTATGGAGCAAGAGGTCATGGTGGCCAAGGCATGAGTTGTGCCAGAGCAGCAGAATTTGTAAATAAAAATGGTGGAATAGTACTAAGAAAAAACTATAACGGAGTAGCAGATTTTAGCAAATATAATGGTAATCTTGGAGCTGGCTGGGGAGCAAGAGGACTACCAGATAAAGTTATAGATATAGCTAATGACCATCAAATAAAAACAGTAAGTTTAGTTACTACTATAGAAGAAGCACGAGATGCTCTTGCTAATGGATATGGATTAGCAGTATGCTCTAATTATGGCTTTAGCAATAAAAGAGATAAAAAAGGCATAGCTAATGTTAGTGGTAACTGGGCCCATTGTATGGCTTGGATAGCCTGTGATGATACTGGCAGTGAACCATTATTCTTAGTTCAAAATAGTTGGGGCAAATGGAATGATGGAGGTCATCCAGAATGGGGTCCTATTCCTGATGGATCATTTTTAATCCGTGCCGAAGTAGCCGCTGGAATGTTAGCAGCAAATGGCTCATATGCTTTTAGTAACTTTGACGGATTTCCTGTACAAAAACTTCCTTCTTATGGTTTTGAGGATTATTTATGACAAGAATTTATGTTGCTTGTGGTGGTTCATCCACATTTAATGGTATTTATGATGGAGATAATTTTGATACTACTTTTACAAAACCAAATGATATATTTGGGACAATAGGAGCTATTTATTTAACAAATAGTGGTACCACTTGGCAACTTATTAATAATCAAAATAGTTTAGTATTATATACTCTACTAACATCCGTGAATCCATCTTTACCTATTAGTTACGATAGCTGGTCGGCCGTAAATGGAATTGCACCAGCCATAAAAACATATGCATATAATTGGAGTACGCAAGTAAATGGATCCTATGTTTTTAATAAAATTATTATTACAGGGGCAGGGACGGAAGGAGGTACTAGCGACATAAACGGAACATATACCTATGCTACAGATGATTATGGGCATAGTTTTGTTAATAGTAATAATTTATTTAGAATA